GTTTCCAAATTATAAAAGCAATCTATAATAAAATAGAAAATAAAAATTTCTATAAACCTAATATGAGTCGTCCAGAGATAGCATGTCTCAATACAGACTTTAACTTGACTATTTATAAAAGTCGCGAGTTCTGCGATGCCCTATTTGATAGATGTATAGCATTTCTCCACCATATGTTATATCTTTGTAAAAATGAATATTCTAAGAATACAATTAAAAATATTTATGAGAATATTGAATATATAGAAACAACTATGAGAACAGAAATTTATGATAAACAATTAGAAAATATTATAGAATCCGAATTTAGAAATAACAATATTGATAATAAAGATAGAATTAAAAAATTTATAAAAGATATAAAAGATAATACAGAAACACAAGAACAATCTAAATCTTTAATAAATAATATTTTATTACTAAATAATGATTCTAGTAAAGAATATAAAACATCTATTACAGATGAAGATATAAATAAACTTTTTGGAGATCCTAAAGTTATAATAGGATTAAACAAACAAGAACTTAGAGAAGAATTTCATTTTAGGAGATATGAAGAAACTAAATTTTATAAGTTCTGGACAGATAGAATTAAAAATGAAATGGCATATATTAATAAATGTAAAACTGCAACAATTGGAGATATAAAAACAATAAAATCTAGAACAACAAAAATAGAACTAATGTTAAATATAATAAAAGCCAGAGCCGATAATCTAAAGGCAGGAGATTTAATAAACCTTGATGTTGAAGGATTTACTTACGAAACAGAATATGATGATGATGCTGGCAATGGCAATGGCGAACACTCATCTATTGATGTTGCAAATATAAGAGATTTAGAAAGTTTTCCAGAAATAGAATCATTATAAATATTTTTTTATATTTTCATATTTTCATATTTTTCTTAAATTCTAGATTTATAAATATAAATTTTTTTTTAATATAAAGATATATTTTTATAAATATACAAATAAATAATGACAAAATATTATAAAATGAGTGAACCATTTAATGAAAAAGTTATGGATATTGTTGAACTATTATCATCAATAGGAAAATCATATAGAAAAAAAATTTATAAAATTAATGACATATTACAAATATATATAGATGATATGATAACTAAATGGTTGCATATGGGAGAAAAATATGTTAGAGATATGATAAATAATATTAAACAAATTTTTATTAATATATCATTGCATTCAAAATATGATAAATTAGAATTTGTAAATTCTATAATTACATATAGTTTTAAGAAAATTTCATACAAATATACAAAACTAAAAAAAATACCAACATTGCCAGACTATACAATTTCAGAAATAAAAGATTTGGCAAATTAAATATTATTATTATTTTTATAATTATTTTATTATTCTTTTTTATATTTAGTTTTCAATTTATATTTAGTTTTCAATTTATATTTAGTTTTTAATTTATATTTAGTTTTCAATTTATATTTAGTAGAATTATTTTTGCGTGTATGTGTTTTAATTTTATTAAGAAATCTACCACCTTTTACTAATTTAAATGCACCACTAGCACTAGAACTAGCACTAGCACTATTAATAAACAAAATTTCAAAGACTTTGTTTAAATCTTTATAGCCTAGTTTAAGTTTATTTATTAAGGTTTCTGGAGTATTAGTATTTATATTAGTATTTTTATTAGATGTTTTATTAGATATTTTAGATAGAAAAAATTTTGTTAAATAATTTACAGGAATTAATAATATATCATTATATTTTGGTAATATAGATATTTGTGATAATAACATACTTATATCTAAATCTTTTTGTGTTATTTTTTTATATTTATAATTACGAATAATACATATACCCAAAAATAATTGTAATACAGATAAAATATTTTCATTATAAAAAAAATTATCAATAACGCTACCAATTATTGATGCAGTTAATATAGATTTAGATAATTCAGAAGATATAATTATAGGTAATCCAGATTTATAAATTGTTTTAAAAAAATCTATAAATGGAATAATTTGTTCATTTATACTTTCAATTTTTATTGGAGAATCAATTATGGGTGGTTCATCATTAATACTTTTAATACTTTCAGCTTCTGCAATTATATAAATATTTTGATTAGATTTAACATTTAATAAATCATAAATATTTTTATATAATTTATATTTTGTTTTTAGATTATGTATTTGCAAAAATTCATTAATATTTGTATTTTCAAACCATGATTTAAAATCTTTATATTGATTTTCATCAATCTTTGACATATCCCCCTTATTTTGATTTGCATCAATCTTTGACATATCCCCCTTATTTGCAAATACAGATTTTAATAATAAAGTAAATTCATCACTTGTTATATTAGTCTTTTGTGTTAGACTTGGAAATTTTAATAGAGAATTTGTTTTACTTATATAATCTTTATATTCTGTATCAAAATTTATTGTTTTCATAAAATTTGTATATTCATCTGTAACTTTATTTATATTTGTCAATAAATTTGATTTTTCAGGGTCAGGTACATAAGACATATCAAATAAAATAGTTTGTTTATAGTGTCCATCAATTTTTTTATATAATATTATACTAGTTGATGTAATTAAAATAAAATCTAAATAATTAAGTTCAACTAAATTAAATAAATTTAATATAACATTTTTATCTTGTAATACTATTAAATTTGATTCAACATAATTAATATTATAATTAAAATAATCATAAAATGATTTTATTTGTGCAATATAATCGCCATTATGATCATTAATATGATATTTAAGTAAATTATTATAAGTACAATTTTTATTAAATGTACCATCATTATTACATTCAATTTCAAAAAAATCAGTAGAATTTTGTATTGCTGTTTTTTTAGATGAAAATGAAAATGATAATTTTGGTTTTGTTTCTTCTAGATAATGTTTTTCTCTAGCAGATACCATAATATTTTCTTTTCCTCCTACTATATTAAAATTACAACTAAAAGTATATATATTTACTAAGTACTTTTTAATTGCATCCATAAAAGTATTTAATATATTGGTTTCATAATAATTCTCTATTCTTGTAATAGCTGTTAGATATGTATAATTAAAATTTAATTTTATTAATACCATAAATGATTCCATGGTATTAGCATCTATAGATATTATAACTTTACCAATATTAAATGATCCAGACACAGTATCTAATGTTAAATTTACTACAATAGATATTATTTGTTTTTCTATATCATAAATTATTATTTTATTAGAACATAAAAATACTAGATTTATTATATTTGTTGTATTAACAAAAATTTTACTATCAAATAATTTCATATAAATATCACAAAAATCTTGAGTATGTATTCTCATTCTATGAAACAAAAGATTTTTAGCTTGAATTTCATCTTGAATTTCATCTTGAGTAAATTTAGAAAACAATTGTCTTTTAATATCTTCCGTATCATTAGTAAGAAATAAAGTAAAATTTTTATGTGGTTCCGTAATACTATTACTATTACTATTACTATTATTACTATTACTAATGCTAATACTATTACCATTATTATTAGGGTGTGTGTCAATCTTATCATAAAAATAAACTTTTGTTGAATTTACATCTTTAATAAATTGTGAATCTGAATATTCTTCTACATTTACTGCATCTAAATTAAAATATTTTTTAATATATCCAGTATCATTTTCCCCATATTCTAACTGAAATTTAATTGGCAATATTGGTTTAATTTGACTAGAATCAGATGGTTTTGTAATAAAGTCACGAGAATCTTTATAAAATTGTTTTAATCCATTAAAACATAATTCTTGATTATACAATTTATCCATTTTACAAATTTATTATTTTATTATTTATAATTCTAATATATATAAATATTTTATTATTTTTTTAATTTAAAAAGATTATTATATAAGAAAATTAAACTATAAACATATAAAATATCAAAAATTATTAAATTTAATTATTTATAATTATATCTATACATATCTATCTATATCTATCCATATCTATCCATATCTATCCATATCTATCTCTATATTAAAAATGGAACAAGATTTGCAGTTAATGAAGCATTTATGTATGTCTTATAATAAATATATTATCAAACGTAAAAAACTATCTGATGCTTGTTCAAAAGCAAATAATAATAATATAATGCTACGAACAAAGCTAATGGATTTTATTCGTATGCATCCAGACCATGAACTAAGACGTCAAACTCAAGCGCGTGATGTATCAACAAATATGGTTCATAGAGAAATGCATAATTCAAAAATTGAGGATTTACGTGAACCAGCAGTAATAACATATAATCAAAGACTCGAATATACTAAAATTAGAGTTTCGGAATTAGAATCTAGAACTGCAACTCATAATGCTAAAATGGAAGAAGAAAAAAGCAAAACAATAGAAAACAAAGCTAATAAAATACAAAAAGCTAGAGAATACAATATTGCACGAATTGCAGAACAAAAATCTCGACGAGATGAAATTAGATTAGAGAGAGCTAATAAAAAAAATTCAGCTAATCAATCATAAAAAAATTCAGATAATTAATCATTTAAAAATTTGTTGTCCTTTTTAGTCCTTTTTATCATCATTTTCCATGTATTATCAATTTCTAAATTTCAATTACTCAATTACAATATTATTGTCTCTAACAACACTATTTCTGGTGTTTACATTATAAATCTCTCTAATACGTGTTAATCTTGCCTTAAAATCTTCTGGTAAACAATTACGTTGATTTGCTTTATTCAATCCATTCCAAATAGTTTCCTCACCAAACATAAAATTCGGCACAGTTTTTGCCAATTTGATAATGTATGACCACATTTTACGTTTTATATTTACAGAAATACTATCAGGTTCAATAAAATCATGCATAATAAGTCCCAAAATCTTTGAAGTTTTAGACCATATAATTTTTTTATTTCCTATATAATCATTACTAAATGAATTTGAAATTATTTTATTATAATGTTCAAAGAAAGATTCTAATCTAGCATCAATATCATCTGGTAATTCTCTGAAATACACATCATATAATCTTTTAGATGAAACCGATGTATATTCAGTTCCCCATGCAATAGTTGCAACAATAGCGCATATTTCTGGCAAAATTTTCCGTTTCTTATCACTAAAAGTTCTAGTATTCATATATTGCCTATTACAATATGGTTTTTCAATTAGTTCAAATGCTTTTTTAACAAAAGGTGATAAACTTTTCAATGCATAATATCTGTCGGCGTCAGTTAAAGGTTTTCCACTATTTAATCTATCAAATGAATAACTAATATCTTCTGGACTAGTGCATTTAATAACATCAATATTAAGTTTATAATTATTAAATCTCATCCGGTGTCTTTCATCAAGGTCATTAAATATTTTACCACAATATCTAAATTTATTCATATAATATTCTTGTAAAATAGTTAAACGGGTCGCCCCATCCTCAATTTCTAGCCATTCAGAACTATTATCATTATGTTTAGATGTAGTTATTCCTTGTATCGGATAACCTTTGAAAATAGAATCAATTAATTTTTGTTTTTTTTCTTCTTTCCAATCTAGCGAACCATATCTTTGATGAGCAGGAATACGGTATTTTAATTTATTATTTTCTATATCAGAATAACTAATTGTAGAATCAAAATAAAGAGGTTTATCATCTCTATCCTTTTGAAATATATCATATAAACTTTTAGTAATTGTTTCTATTTCCATGCATTTTTCAGGTATTTGTTCAGAAGAAGTATTAGCCATTTTTGCAAATATATCAAATAACTAAATAAATAACTAAATTTATAAATAAAATTTAATTACAATAAAATTCAATTTTTTAAGCACACAAAAAAAATATTATATAATAATAATAAAAATAAAATTAACAAATAAAAATGATAAGTAAATCATTAATTAAAAATAATAAATATATATTTGCAATATGTATTAATTTAGCGATAATACTACCTATTTATTTTTTTGTGATGCGAAAAAAAGATAGTAAAGCAATTTCATCGTCTCCTACCATGGCAACTAAATTAACACTTAAACCTACAATGGCACCTACCATGAAACCAACTATGAAACCTACCATGGCACCTACCATGGCACCTACCATGGCACCTACCATGGCACCTACCATGAAACCAACTATGAAACCTACCATGGCACCTACAATGGCACCTACCATGGCACCTACCATGAAACCAACTATGAAACCAACCATGGCACCTACTATGGCACCTACAAAAACCACAAAAACCACCTAAACCAACCCAATAATGGTATCTACTATTGCATCAAAATTTATAATATTTACTAAAATCTTCAAATAATTATTGAGTGGTAATAGGCTTATCCTCAAAAAAAATATAAAACATAACATATAACATACTCTTCTAATTTAATCAAGACGTGGTAATATATTTATCTCATCAATATTAAGTGATTCCATGAATATTATTATAAAGTTAAATTCATTATCTTTTTCATATAAAAATTTTATTCTTTCAAAAATAGATTTTCTTAATTCTATATTATTATTACTCATAAATAATATTATTTCTTTACATATTTTTTTTCTGTTATAGTTTGTATTACCCTGATTTTCCTGTCCATCATTAGCAATATTATTCCATATTGTGCAAATAGCATCAGGGTCAGAGAACTCATGTCCTGCAAAATGCCAATATTTACCCTTCCCTTCCTTATAATATAATTTTGTATTACATAAATAACAGGTCATTCCACTACAATGAGCGCAAACCATTAGGTTGCAACCTTCTTCTTTAATATAGGCACAACCGCAAGTACTGCATTTATGAGTAAGAGCTTTTGAAATTATATCTTGTATCATAAAATCAATAATTGAAATACGTTTTTCTTCTGTTTCGCCTTCTTTAAAATTAAGTTTATAACAACTATCATTTCCATGTTCTTCTCTTTTACAAGTATTACACCATTTTAATTTGCAATGGTGACAATTTATATAAATATTATTGTATGCTAGAGGGTTAGGTTCAAAGATACAACCCCATTTTCTACACAAAGGACAAATTATATAGTCATCGCAAATATTTGCCATTTTATAAAGATTTGTAATATTTACAAGTTCTATCCATTGTGCTTTAATTTCAGGCTTTTTTTCATCAGATTCCGCCATACCAACATTAAATTTTTCAAATATAGTATCAATAATTGGTATACTATATTCGCCATTGCATTTATCGCTTTTGTTAAACATACATTCATATGTTCCTATATTACTTGTAATTTGCGAACTAATATAGTCTTTCATACAATTTTTACATGTAAGATGTTCATTATCACACGTTGCACTACTACATTTTATAAGGTCATTATGTTTATAGTTTTCACAACAAACTTTACAGGTATTTATTGATTTAAATTTAACAAGACTTTCATATTTTTTATCTTTTAATTCACTAATATATAAATCAATGTCTGCAAAATAGTTTTGTTTACTTTTATAAGGATATGTAATAATATTATCTTTTTCATCAATAAAGCGAGGATGATAAGATTTTATATCTTTCAGATTACTATACTTAATATCTACAATAATATGTTTTGGTTTAAATTTGCGTTTTTTATGTAAAGTACAAAATATTTCATTAGTATTATTTGTAAAATGGCAACATTGATTATTTGCGGTAGTAAGTGCTTTACAATATAGAGATTTAAAAAATTGTGATTGTTTAAATCTTATTAATGTTTCATATTCATTTAATTCCATATTAATCTCAGCTATAAGTTCCTTATCTATAGGTAATGGATTACTGTATTTGATGTTTTTGCTGTATTTACTTGCTTTACTTGCTTTACCTGCTTTACTTGCTTTACTTTCTTTACTTTCTTTACTTTCTTTACTTTCTTTTTTATCTTTATTTTCACCTAAATTTTCACCTAAATTTTCAATTAAATTTTCACCTAAATTTTCACCTAAATTTTCAAATACATTTTCAATTAAATTTTCGCCTAAATTTTCAACTACATTTTCAACTATATTGTCACCTAAATTTTCACCTAAATTTTCAACTACATTTTCAACTAAATTTTCAACTACATTTTCAACTATATTGTCACCTAAATTTTCAACTAGACTCATTTTTATCATAATATATACATAAATCTTATTATAATAATATATACTTAACTAAATTATTTTAAATAAAATCAATTTTTTTATATAATTTTTTATAAAAAATTGATTTTATTTAAATATATTTATAAATAATTAAATATAATAATATTCCTTATATATTCTGAACTAAAAAATGGATAAACGTAAGACTGATAATGATACACCAATGCCAGATTATAAAAAATGTAAGCTTGATAATGATAATGCTATTAAAACCATTGAATTACCAATAGAAAATAAAAAACGTAAGACTGATAATGATGTAATTGATGTAAAAAAAGAAAAATTATATAATGATAGAAATCATATTGAAAGTCTAGAATCAAAAATTAATGAA